ACCCTCCCTTCGTCAAAATGAAGGTATCGGCAGGCATGAACGGAGAACCCAATGCGCAATTTTATGACGAAAAGAAGGAGCGCGTGGGAATCGATTATCTGAGCAAGGGAGCGTCTGTCAAAGTCATTTGCGAGATATCGTCTATTTGGTTTGTGAATAAAACCTTTGGGGCGAGTTTCAGGGTCAGTCAGGCAGCCGTGATGAACAAACCAAACAGGTTGCAAGAGTACGCCTTCCAAGACGAGGAATAATCAGCCGTATTTCCTGCGATCGAACGGCGAGACATAGATTTTACTTTTTGTGTATGGTCCTGTATATTCTCGTCGTACTAATGGTGATGTAAGTCTTTGAGTTTGTTGTTTGACGGGTGTCCCAACCATCTCACGTTCCTCTTTGGTCAGCTCGAGCGGTTTGCGGACGGATTTCTGAATCTCCATATTCCTCTCCTTTCGTCGCTCGAGTTCGTCTTGGACTTTCTTCTTGTGCGCCACGGCTTTCGGGATGACCAAGCCGCCGTCCTTTGTCAATTCGACTTCACACCTCTTCATGCCACACCGGATTTTGTCACCGAACTGGATATCCCCCAACAATCCACCTTTCTCCGTATCAATCTGACATTCTTTCGAGTGAGCCTTGACGCATTCCATAAAGGTTTTCATCGGCATACCCCGACGACGAGCGTCCTCGAACACGTGTGCGTTGATACCGTCGGGATGGGTTTTGAGGAACTGTGCCACGTCTCGATCAATCACCTGTCGTTTGGAGTCGGACAGATGCGCGAGATTCAGGGGACCTTTCGGAGGCACTCCAAAGTATCTGTAGACTGCCACCGTTCTGTTCTCGGGAAGATGGCCACAGTTTCGGAGCGCTCTCCCTACTGCCTGCTCGTCGTCTTCCAGGGTCGGCAGGGGAGCCAGAATATGGACAGCTCGCAGGTACGACATGTCCAATCCCTCGAACGGTGTCCCGACAATGGCTTTGATGTACTGTCCTTTGCTGTTTGCTTTGGACTTGAAGAACTGTAACACCTTTTTCAGTCGGGGAAGAGCAACATTCGTACCCTCGATACTGCTGCCGTCAGGATACTGCATGTTGCCTGGATGGTATAGCACAACCCGAGGTTTTGCCACGCGCCCGTACAACGACTGCACCTTTTCCAGGCTGACGTCATCGATGTGAGACAGATTCACAACGTCAAATCCCATCTTTTGAAACGCCGGTCCCAGCGCCTTGAGGACCTTCTGGCTGTGCACGTACGCGTATTGGCAACCGGCTGTGTTTTTGATGGTCTCCATCATCTTGACCGTTTTCGTGCTCAAAATGTACTTGGTACGATGTCCACCAGGAACGAAGGTCGTGATTTGTCCGTTGAGAGACTTGAAATACGGCGCTGCTTCCTTTTCGGGCAACATGATACTGGCCTCGCGGGCTCTTCCGTAGAACAGGGTCCCCTTGCCTTCCTGGAACGTTTTGAGATCGTTATACCCTTTGATGAGTTTCAGGTATGCGGCAAAATAGGCATGATCGTACGGCACGGTCACGTTATCTGCCTTCCCGAACCCTGTCGTGGTGATGGTGCCATAATGCGATTTGTCTCCACGCACGTCGGCATACGAAACCATCCCTTTGATGACTGACGGGTCCTGGACAAACTGTTGCACGGTGATTGGGGGGCTGTTAAAGGGACGGACGATATTGATCAAATTCAATACTTCTTGCGGTGTCTGTCCCGGTGTGGCTGTGAGAGGGAACACAAAGGTATGTTTCATGTACTCTTGTCGAGTGAGCGCTTTTTGCATCGCCTTGAGTCCTTCTATTTGAGTTTTGTTGTCGGTTGGGAACTTGAACAGGTTCTGAGCCTCGTCGATGATGACCACCCATGTGCCCGTTTTTTTCAATTCTTCGAGGGGGACAGTTTTCTTCGCTTGTGAAAAATTGATGAAACTCTGGAACTTGAACTTTTTCTGGAGCGCAGATTGACCCACCGTCTCGCACCATTTGAGCACGGACATGTTGTCACCGTAGGTGGTTGTCAGTGTGCCAGGAGTCCACAAGTTTCTCGGGGGTAACGGAACACCCGCAAAGACTGTTGGCACCATATCGGGATAAAAGAGCAACATGTTTTCCGCGTATTTTGAGGGAGGATTGCCTCGAATATTGTCCCGCGTGGTCACGAAATAGATCTGCGTCGCCGTGTTCCAAAATGCTGCAGCGATCCCCATAGCTGTCACCGTCTTGCCACTGCCCGTGTTTTGGTACACCAGCAAGCCTCGGTGCGTGTTTGTGGACGCAGGACCTCCGGCAGCCATGAGTTTGGCCGATTCGACCACCACGTGCTGATGCGGGCCGAGTCTCAGGTCTCCTGAACACCCCCAATCACCCTTTTTCGACCGCTCCAACAGAGGCCGCACAATCCCTGTAATATGTTTTTCCCAGCACGAATGATCAAAGGGATTGGACACGCCATGGCACGGGTGTTTTGCGAGAGGTTTAGAATTGGCTGTTGAGTATGTTTGTTTCAGGTTTACAGGGAGAGAACGAAAGCTGGCTCGAGACGCTGCCGGTCGGTTCGGAATCGGTTCGGAACGCGCAGCATCGACGGGTTGAGTACGGAATCGGTTCTTCGCGCGGTACTCACCAACAGATCCAGATGATTTAAGTGGCGCAGTATCTCTGAGCCGAAGCATGGCGTTTGCTATGTCAGGATCGGAAATTGATGAGGTTGCTCGCATACCTTGTAAGATATTTGCTGCCGTCGCTGCAGAGATTCGCTGACGTGCGGAGGAGGAAGGTCGAGAACCGGAATTTGTCGACTCATTTTGAGAAGTTGAATTCCCAGACGATTCCAGTGGTGTGTATCCGAGATGAAGCATGGCGTCTGCTACGTCGGGATCAGAAATTGATGAGGTTGCTCGCAGACGTTGTAAGATGTTTGCTGCGGTTGCTGCAGAGATTCGATTGTTCGGTTTGCTGTGACTGCCAGAGGAATTACGAGCAGTATTGGAGAATTCTGCTGCCAACATGTTACGAAGGAGGTCACTGCCGCCGACGAGACTCCCACCCACAGCAGAGGAACGGTTACCAGAAGCCCGGGATTTGCTGCGCGGAGTGACCGAGGAACTATTCGTTACAAAGCTTGTTGCAGAGCGACTGGATTTGCTGCGCTGACTGCCAGCAGTATTGGAGACAGATTCTGCTGCCAACATGTTACGAAGGAGGTCACTGCCGCCGACGAGACTCCCAGAACTACGTGCTTGTGATCTGCTACGCTGACTGGCCACAGAGGACCTCTTTCTGGTTGATCCCGATTCTGCTGCCATCTCCCTAAGCACATCACGGATTTGCTTTCCCGTTGCCGTCCATGCTCCTTGATTGGGGATCGCTGGGGTATTGGTCGCAGAGGACCCTTTGATTCTCTGGTTTCCATTGCTTGTGAAGAGTCTTGACCGGCTATTACTTTTCGAGATATTCGTATTATTGTTACTCCCTGTGTCATACTCATTATATACCCTGCCCAAACTCCCGGTTCGCTGGCTGGAAGGAATGTTGCTATTTTGTCTCGCGCTCATATGCTATGCACATATTTTTTTCATCTGTACGTCATCCACAGAAAAATCACGACAATAAGACAGCATGCCATCACCAACCAATTTCTTTCTCCCTGCGCTTGCATGGTAGAATCTTCGTATCCTTCGAGTAATCTCCTGCGTTTGGCCTCTTGAACGATACGTTCCACCTCGGTACCGCGTGTTTCGATGCTCATGCCCTGGAGTGTTGCCTGCGCTTTTGCGATATCCCGTTGGACGTGAGAATACACGGGGTTGAGTTTTTGTTTCTCGAGAGCGTGAATAACACGGTGCTTTTCCGCACGCAAGGTTTCTAAGGGAAGAGCTTTTTCTGCTGCAGAACCTGGTTCGATCGGTGCCATTACAAGGTGCACACAAAAAAAATCGCGGGGTATGTCATGGAGTGTCCGAGCAATTTGAGACGGGACAAGCAAGGCACATGTCGTTGTTACAAGCAACTACCATATTATCACAGAAGGTTGCGTCGGTGCGTGAAAAAAAGACCACAGCGACCTTTAGGCAACTGTCCGTCGAATACAGTGCGTACCAATGCAGGGTGTCGGTGTCCCAAACATTTGCCGAAATGGAACGGAAAAGAATGTACCAAACCAGGTGTGCGACAGGTCAAAGAATGTTCGAGCAACCTTGTGCGAACCAGTCGGGGAAAATGTCGGTGTCCCAAACATTTGCCGAAATGGAACGGCCGTGAGTGTATGGAAAAACGAGGTGGTAACGTGGTCTTTACTATCGATGAAAATTCATGTAAAGATGAGAATGGGAACTGGATACAGGGATACAATAACAGATCCATTTACGAGGATCTTGTGGATTGGTCAACACAAGCCACAGCGTTGTACAATAAGTATACGCGATTTGAAGTCACCTGTCGTGTGTCATACGGGGCAGAGTCATGGAGAACATCCAATGGCGGATGGGACTGGGGATTGAATGGAGGCGTCATCATCATGGGAAATAACAGAAACCTTGAGATCTTTCTACACGAATTTGCACACGTGATTTGTACACGATACGGAGATCAGTGGAACGCATTGACAGATTCTTCCTCAGGTACATGGACTGGAGAATACGTGAATCGATGGGTGAAGAAATTTGATGGCCCCGATGCTGTGATGAACGTTGATGACAGGACACATTTCTGGCCGTATGGATTTATTGAATCGGTTGCCATGCCCCCCGAAACCCATATTCGACATGCCATTGTGCTGCAGGCTTTTTACGATGACATCACCAAGCTTCTGTGCCCGGAAGACTCAACCCGATGGGACCCACCAACAAACTCCTGTATCGCAGTCTAAAATTTCTGTGCTAGTATTATGGAGTGTCCGAGCAATTTGAGACGGGACAAACAAGGCAGGTGCCGATGTCACAGACAGATGCCATATTATCACAGGAGGTTGCGTCGGTGCGTGAAAAACAAACCACAACGACCTGGCCGGCGACAACAGACAGTGTGCCCGTCGAATACAGTGCGTACTAACGTAGGATGTAGATGTCCCAAAGAGACACCGAAATGGAACGGAAGCATGTGTTTCAAACCCAGTCCATGCAAAAGCAACCTCGTGCGAGCCACAAAAGGGTGCCGGTGTCCCAAAGCTTTGCCACAATGGAACGGGACCTCATGTGTCGAACAGCGCATGCCAAGACCTGGTGGTGGTGGTAGTAGTGGGTATGGCGGCGGAGGTGGTGGAATTACGTTCACTATACACGAGGAGACGTTCAAAAACGAAGGGGGGTGGATTATGACAAACGGGAAACCCGTCATAGAGGAAGTACGTGAATGGACGAGGAAGGCTGCAGAGGTTTTCAGGAAACATACCCAGCTGCGAGCAACTGTCGATGTGAAATTCGATAGCAATGTCCCAACTTCCAACGCCAACCTTGATTGGGATTTTCACGGTAACGGAGAAGAGAAAGGCGCCATTACATTTGGAAGAATACGTTCTTATTCGATCCTCTTTCACGAAATGGCGCATATTTTCCTCTCGAGACGAATTGACACGTGGCTCAGTAAAGTCGCACCAGCCACAGTGAAAAATGTTTTTGGTGAACCAGAAAAGACAACCGTGTACAATTCCCCTCGCGTCAATGCCCTTATTCGGGAGTTTGACGGACCAGATGCCTACATACAGGTCGACACGGAATGGCCATATCACTATTGGCCGTATATGCTATCGGGGAGCGCAGACTATTTTGAAGGCGCCGAGATCCGTTCAGTTCGCATTCTACAGGCGTTTTATGACGATCTGATGGAAAGATGATAACTCCTCGCAATGTGTACACGAATCAAAGTACGGCGATATCACGCAGTGCATTCATTCGCTGATGGACATATACGCCTCGCGTATCTTTCGCAAGTATTTTTTTATGCAATGTCTCATAATTTATACTTGATTCGCATAATTTTGTTGATTATGCGTTCTCTGTCTGCTCGATTGGCTTTGGTGAACTTTTCGGCAAACCACGAAGACTTGGAGTAGCCAGTCTCGTCCAATGCCCGGAGCACATTGGTTGGCGTATACCGGCGGGGTCCGTGTGAGATGACGGCATGACGAACGACATTGCGGACTTGTTGCTCCTTGCTTTGTGTTTTCCGGTACTTCATGAAACTGGCAATGAGATTGTTGATGGTGTCCAGGTTCTCGTCATAGATGGAATTGTGGTCAACCAATCCCTCGATTCCACCAAGCAATTCTCGAAAGCCTCTCGCCATCTCTGCATTCTTTCCACCGCGTGATTCCATCTGACCAAGCGATTTCTGAATGCTCTCGATCCTTTGGTGCAGCGCAGACCGGTTGCCCCAGCGGTACCTACTGTTACCGGCTGGATCGGTCTGGAGGAATGCGACGAATCTTTCCAATACTCTTTTGATCTCGGAGTCGCTGCACGATTGAGTCGCAGGGTTCCGCCTCACACATCGCAGCGTTTCGGGGTTTCGAATCTGATTTGGTTTACATGCTTTTCTTGCCATTATACATGAGGCATATATATTTTTTTAGAACGATGGTGTGCATGGGGCTTTATCATACCAACGAATGAATATACCGCGTGATAGCTTTGTACAGCGCATCGCCGTACATTGATTCGTGATTCTCATTAATATCTCGATACCATGTGTCATGAATAACATCATGCAGCATGTCGTGTTTTCTGACAGATCTCGCCATCCTGTGAACGTATTTTCCAAACGAGACGTTGTTTGTGTGTCGCATCCAGCGCTTGAATCGACGCACCAGCACTCCCTCTTTCAATCCCACTGTACTCCTATGCAAAAAACGCACCAGGACGGTTCCGTGCTGTTTTTGACTCGCCCTTGTAAAGTTGTAAAGATAGATGCGGAGGGGGTATACGGGTGCGTCGATGATGGCTTTGAATGTATGACAGACACAGCGCAGTCTGGCGAGATCTGTTTCGTCGAGACACGAAAAAATGCAGAGTATGGTGTCCATGGAAAGAGCGTCCATCCCTACTCTATTGGTCAGATGAGTTTTGTGATCGAACGTTGAAAAAAAAATATTGCATTGATATAGATATGTATGGTCTCTTTTTCAGCCTCGCGCTGATGGTCATGGTGATTCATTTTTACGAAAGGGGACGTCTTTTAGAAGAACGCCTCGATGCGATCCTTGAGCAGATGATGCATTTGCAAAAGATGGTCATGCATCAACAACACCAACAACACAATCTGCGTCGCCGTCACCAGCACCAGAAACGAGAACGATTCCAGCAGAGACGGTTCCAACACATACAGCAGCAACAGGTGCAAAGGAAAAGTAGGGAATTCATGCTGAATCCGTATGTGACATACGATGCCTTCTTTAATGCTGGTCCCATGGCCGAAGCACCACCTCCAGAGTCCCAGAAATTGAGGGATTTATTGTATGATGTCGAACATCGTGTTGGGAATGATGGGATGACGTATACCCAGCCACCATCATCACCACAACTTCCACAAGTACACAGTCCACGCTCGGTGCAACATGTCGACAGTGACTCTGACGATGACGATTCCGGGTACATGCGCCAAGTTAAACTAGACTAAAAAAATCCTTGCTACAGTGTAGGAATGACGACCGTCCAACTACACGCCAGAAACGCATTCAATGACTCGTTGGACAATCCTCATGCCAAAAAGTCATTGTTCCGGGGTTCGCATGTTCAGTCCACAGACTACGCGAGCCATTTCGTCGATGTCCCAATTAACGGCATGGAGGGGTTCGGGTCCGTGTGCAGCGCCACAATCAGTCCAGAATACGGCGATCTCCTTCACACGTGCATGGTTGCCGTCACCATGACCATGAGCTCCGATCAGACCTGGTACCCCATGGAAGCGCTGTTCGACCAGATCAGTGTGTATATTGACGGTGCGCTCATCGATCGGCATACGTCCACATGGTATCGAGTGTATGATGAATTGAGCAGGTCTGTCGATGCCAGACAGGCGTACTTTCACATGACCAATTTTGATGCCTCCGCGACGCCAGGCACTGTAAAGACCATGTATTTGCCACTGTTGTTTTGGTTCTGTCGCGATCTGTCGGAAAGTCTCCCTGTGCAGCAGGATCTCAAAATTGTGTTCAACGTTGCCGAGAACGTCCCGGGAATCGAGCCCAACATCCACATGAAACTGGTCTGCGAATACATCTACGTCACGCCTGAGGAACGGGAAATGTTTCAGCGTCGGGAATATAGATTTGAGCAAATGCAGATGTATTCCGAAGACATTGTGCCAGGACACATCAACGTCGATCTGTCGCAATTCTCACGTCCCACACATTCGGTGATTTGGCTCTTCAGAAACCCCCGGAATCACGCCCTCTTTACGGGAAGTCAGTACCCTTTAGAGCCCTCAGAAGCGTATGCACCGGTCGAATCGGCGGTGTTACGTCTGTCAGGAAAAGAATTGTGTTCCGTTCATGCAGGGCCGTGGTGGAGCGTGGCGGATTCGTTTTTCAAACACAAACGCATCTCCTCCAAAGGTATCTATGCCTGGGAATTCGGCATCGATGCCAAAATCCCATCTGGAGCTATAAATTTCAGTCTGCAGATCAATCCAACACTCTCGATTCAAACGAAGAAGATTGTTGTGGGAGCCACCGATACACGGGCGTTTATGGTGCAAGACGCAGCAGCACACCCCCTGACGAGGTTGGAGGTCTTTGCGCCATGCTGGAATTGGTTGTTTGTAGAACACGGGCACGCCTACGTCAAATTCAAATAAGACCACGCCACGCCAGTTTTGCACTGCCATTCGATATCTCGAGAAGATTCCACGATTGAGCATACACACGCAGCTCCTGTAAGTGACCAGTCTCTGCTGCCGTGCTGGTGAGAGACCCCGGGTCAGCATCCGTCGTTTTCATGGCCAACTGTAATCTCGATCCCACGGGAGTCATATTCAAACTGCCGCTGGGGTGCACACTGTCTCCGGGATATCGAGCAAACATGAGGCAATAGATACCCACAGAAGGAATGCGCCCGGTACGGTTGAACGGGTGGACGGTGCGAAACCAGGACCCCTGCTTCTCCGGCGTGTGCTCGTTGTTTTCCACCAAAAAGCGAGCGTATGCAATGGGTCCATAATACTCGTTGGATTCCAGCTCGCGGCCTCTCCCGGAGAAGACCCCATGTGTATCGTTTGTGCATACCCAGGTGATGGATTTGACGGGTCGTTGGAATTCCAGGGGCAAGGAGACAATCTCCATGGACGATGCAGAAAACGTCAGGGGATGAACTTGCACCTGGAGCTGTTCCATCAGGATTTTATGTGGACGCTCGGCAAACTGTTGGCGCTCTTCCTGATCCAGAAATATTTGTTCCACATACAGTCGTGGCCTTGGATCGAAGGACACATCCACACCTTCCACGCTCTCCGCAAACTGAAAGACCAATTTCACTTCCTGCTGCAGCGCCACCATAGCCAAACTGTGTGCAGGATGACGATTGAACCAAAATATGAGAGGCAGGTACAGCGTCTTCACCGTTCCCACGGGCTCTTCCAACATGTCTCCCATATTTCGGTACGCAGCTCGCTCGTCCACGGATCTATACATCTCGTCAAATAACCGATACCAGGTACTGTCGTGCGTATCTACCAACGTGTTCCCAATATATATTTGGATGCTTTTCACAAACGCTTCCATTGGGTACGCGGTTTGACCCGTCTTTTTCATTGTACACTCCAACATACAGTGGTGGACCAAATCGCATCCAT